TTTAATTTCAATGCTACTTCACCTCCAATTTTATAAATAAAAAAAACTCCTATGAATTTATAGAAGTTTTTACAATAAGATTTTATTTAATGGAGAGTGTGGGATTCGAACCCACGAAACCTCTCGAGAACTCGCTTACCTGACTTGCATAACTCTCCATAAGATTAAGACTTTTTTAGAGTAGAGTCTTAAACTACTGAAATAATTTATATTCAATAAGGAGGAAGTTCTTATGAACTTCTATATTTCTTACATGCTACCATACTATCACATAAAAACTAACAGTACAATAACGCATTTTTAACAGCTTTTTAACACGATTTTAACAAAACTATATTAAAACTCTATTAATCTCTGTGTTTTAAAGTGTATTTCCAAAGCACTCAGAATATTATTTCTCATTCTATATGTACTCATTAAAGAAACCCCTAGCTTTTCAGCAATTTCTTCATAAGTCATTTTGTCAAAATACTTCATCTTGATGAATCCATAATCCTTGTGGTCTTGCACCATACTTAGGCACTCATCTATCCTAAAAATTATTTCCTCATATCTGCTAATATTATTAGAAATTCTTTGTTTAAGTTCTTCTATCTGCTCCATTTCACTTTTAAAGTTATAGTTGCTTCCACCATGTCCACCAGGACCACATGACTTTTTAAGTTGTGGATTCTGTAAATTTTCTATTTCCATTTTTATTCTTTTCTGATATTTAGGATAATTTCTTAATATTTCTTCCATCTTTCTAAAAATTATCTTTTGTTCCTGTGTTGCCATTACTACCCCTCCATTTTTAAATTTAATATATCTTTGTATGCCTGTAAATATGAAGTTCCAGAATATTCTCCTGTTTTTCTATCTACAACAACCAACCAATTATAGCCATTCCATTTAATATTATTAAAATCCTCAGTTGTAAATTCAAAATCTTCAATATCTTCTCCAAATTTGATAGCTTCTTGTCCTTCTGGATATTTAATATCTTCCAACCAAAAACCATTATCATTGATTAAATTTTCAAAATTATCATTAAATCCAAAACTGTTTGGCAATATTGGAAATATAGTTTTTACAATATATCCTTGTTTTTCTAAGTCTTTTACTATTTGTTCTAAATTCATTTTATCCCTCCAATACCCATTGCAGATTACTAATAGTTTTGTTATTATCTAAAATTTTTGTATTTATCTCAAGTTTTTTATCTGTATCAGTTTCATTCTTATATTGATTTTCTAAGAATATATTTTGTCTTTTAAGTTTTGTTATTCTTTCAATTATAGTATTTTCTCCTTTCATTCTACTCCTCCAATACCCATTCTAAAATTTTAATTTTTCTTTCGTTTTTTCTTACCTCATGTCTGATTATTTCTCTATTTCCTATTCCTTTTGTAACTTTTAATTTCTCATTAAAATCCAAATTTGATTTATTCAATCTACCTATTTCCATTTGAATTTGCTCTTGTGTTTTCATCAATTCCACTCCTTCCCAATTCTTTGCATATTCTTTTGCCACTTTTCCCAGTAGCAGTTAAGTATGTCGTCTTTTGTATAGCCTAGTTTTGCAGAACAAGTTAGTAAACCACCAAAGAACCAATTAAAATTGTTATCTATCAAATTATAAATTAATCTAGTAAAATAACTGCCTGCGTAATAATCAGGAAAAAATTCAAACTCACGACAATAACATTCTTTTTCAAATCTGCCATCTCTGCTTTTATAATTTATTAGCTGTGCAAAAAAGAAATAAACATCAGTCAGTTCTTCTAGTTCTTTATCTCTATTGTATTCTTTTGCTTTCCAAGTTTTGTGACTGTATTTTGTTTCTTCATTAAACTCTATCAACTCTGCTATCATAGAAGTTTTTATATCTTCTTCTGTTCTTTCTCTAAAATTATGTATACTTTCATCCAAATGTTTTTGTAATTTTAATATATCCTCAAAATTTTCTGGTCTTTTAAATTCCATTATCTCACTTCCTTTGATGTTCTGTAATTCCAATATCTTAAATAACCAAGTCTATAAATCATACTTAAAACCTTATCATTTATAGGTTTAGGCTCTTTATTTATTTTTGGTTTTCTATAACATTTAATTTCTCTATATTCTTCTCCATTATGAATGTATTTTTTGACTGCTATTAATATTCCTACTTCTTCTGGAATAAACTCAATAGCTTTCTCTTTTATCTCTTCTGGGAAAGCATAATAAAAATTTTTAATATTCTCATCTTTATGCTGATGTTTTTTCTTAAAATCAGCTTTTAAATTGGATAAAGATATTTTTATTTCAACTTCTGTTAAATAGCATTTTTTAGTAACAATTAACATATCGCATTCGTGATTTACTATATTTCTCCAAATCATAGGATCTGATTCTGTATCAAGCCACCAGTTATTACCACTAATTTTTGGAACAATCACTAAACTACTATCTTTAAAATACCAGTATATTAATTTTTCCATTTCAGGTGTATTCATTCATCATCAACCCAATCAGCTATATTTTGTATATAATTACCATTATTTTCACATTTACAGCACTCTACACACTCTTCATTTATTATTTCTAATGTTGTTTCATAAATTTTTTTCATCCCAATTCTATTAAAATCTGTATCTACATATCCACTAATCCCTAATTTAAAATTTGTACAACCACATTCTTTACACTTCCACATTTTCAACCTCTAAATCTTCTATCTTCTTTTTTAGTTCTTGTAAACATTTATCACATATAGGTATTATTGTTCCTGAGTTAGAGCCATCTGCTTTAATTTCTAATATATTTATATTATTAGTCCCATTACAACAATTACATCCAGTAGCATAAAATTTATATCTTGTATTTTTATTTATTTCATTATTTTTTATTATTTTAATCATTTTCTCCTCCAATCTCTCCTGCTCTTACCTTAGCCCAGAACTCTTGCCATTCTTTGCTGTCAACTACTTTTTGAGCTTGTTCTTTTGTTTTGAAATAATTGCCTAAATCATATCTATCAATAATAAATTTAAAGTTCTTTCATCAATTTCATACTTATCTTCTTTTATTTTATTAATGTTCATTGCTTCCTCCAAATTATTTATTTTAATATTTCATTTGTACTTACTTTTCTTATTTGATACATTGTTAAATTACTTATTCTTTTATTATCCATTAATTTATAAAATTTCTCTGCCTCTTCTCTCGTATCAAATACCCATTTTTTCTCTAAATATGTATCAAAATATTGTCTAACTTCAAATAGTTCTTTATTTTTCTGCATTACTTCCTCCTCACAAATCTATAAACTTCTAGCTTTTCAGCATATCTCTTAACCTGTGTAAATTCTTCTATTGTTAATTCATCAGCTCTAAAACTTAATATCTTTTTTAGAGCTTTTTTATAAAATATTTCCATTTCTTTTTTATTTCTAATTGCCATAGCCTATTCCTCATATTCTTTTATAAAATCATCTAATATGTCCCTAGCCATTTCATAATTTTCACTAAAAATATTTCTAAAAATGCTATCTAATTCAAAAGTATTTTCTACATTCAAATCTTTCGCTATTTCAGAAATGATTTTACTCCATTCAACACCTAAATCTTTTTCTAAATTGCTAATATCAATAATTTGTATAACTGCATATTTATCATGATTATCTCTTTCTATTACCCATTCCAAATATTTAGCTGCTTTCTTATAATCTTCCTTACCATTCTTTTTTTCTGCTCTTATTAAATATTTAAGAATATTCCCAAGACAAAAAGCTACAAATCCTCTCATTCCTAATACTCTTTTAATTATTTCTATACTTTCAACTCCACAGCCAAGTTTATAATGATTTGGGTTATTTACATTGTCTATATTTTTATTTTCCATTTACTCCTCCTAAAAATATTTAAAAAAAAGTGCTAGATTTTTATAAAGTGCTAGATAAGGGTGGGATTGAGTGTTTGATTTTTTTTTAGTTTTTCATTGGTGTTAAAAGGAAAGTGATAAAAGTGCTAGATTTTCTCTTTACATCTTTTTTTTCTTTTTATTATATTTATTATATATTTATATATTTTTAATAAAAAAGTATAAATAAATATATCACTTGTAATACTTTTGCTTAATTACCAATATTAAAATTATAATAATCTAACACTCAATCGAGCACTGATGTAGCACTTAAAAATTTAATCGAGCACTTAAAATTAAATTTTAATCCACCCATGTGTTTTTCTTCTAATTTTTAATTTTCCATTTGTTTTATAAGTTTCAAATCCAAGAGCTTCTAATTTATGAGAAAATCTTTTTTTACTTAATGCACCATATCCACTTTCATCACAAAAATTAGTGTAACAAACATAAATCTTGCCAAAAGTATCATTTTTGATGTCATCTAAAATAAAATCTTCTCCATATTCTTCAATAAATAATTTAACATTATCAGATTCAGTCAAATATCTATCTGTAAGTTCCTTAACAAGTTCACTTTTTGTAAGTTCTCCACCATTATTTATAATTCTTTTCATACCTTTTATTGCTAAATTTAGAAGCCTTGATTTAGCTTCTGCTGTTGATAATTTTTGGTCTATTTTCATATCAATTTTTTCTACTACAGCATTGCAAGGAAAGCATATAACCCTTCTTGCTATTCCACCTGATTTATCTTTAAAGTTTGGCATCTCATTACAAGTAAATAATAATGTTGCGACTGATTTCATTTTTATTGGATTTTCATACAATGCTCTACAAAGTATTTCATTCCCTGCTGCAAGAGTTTTAACTGCTCTTGACTTTTCTATGAGTGAAGCATCAATATCATCTCCACAGTTTACGAGTTTTCCATTTATTGCAAATAAATTTTCTGACTTATCAAATTCTTCTAAAGCTACTGAGCTATGTAAGTCTCCGACAAAATTAGATATCATATTTAATGTTGTGCTCTTACCATTTTTCCCACTATTTGCCACAAAGAAAAACACATGATGTGGAAAACTAGAAGTCATTAATATATGTCCTAATATTTCTTCAAATAGCATTATTAAACTTTCATCATTGTTACAAAACCACTTTATATAATTATCCACATCATCACACACTACCTCTGGATTATATGTTACATCTAAATTAAATGGTGTGAATACTGTATCCATATGTAAAACATCTTCTCCATCTAATATAAATCCATTGTTTAATTTTATTGGATAATTATTTGTATTAGGTTCAATGTCTGCGATTTTAGTTAACTGATGCAGCAATTCATTGTCCTGAGACTTTTTTAATTTTAATTTCATTTGCTCTAATATTTCTCTTAAAATATTATTTGTACTTTCATTTCCTACATAATTTTTTTTGTCATCTTTATCTTCTTTGAGAAAATAAAATCTACCATTGTAAATTTTTAATTGAAATAATTTTTTTACATATTCTGCAACAGCAAATATGTCTAATTTCTTATTACCATTTTTATCTTCATAATAAAGTTCTATTTTTTCATCATCTGATTTTTTAAAAGCAGATAAAATAGTTGGTTTTAATTCATCATCTGTTAATGGTGTTTTAAAAACTTTATTATTTATAAAATCAGCAAATTCTATTATATTTTGTTGAGGTACTCCATAATCTTGTAATGCTTTTATATGTTTATAAATAGCTTGGTTTCTTCCATCACCATCATCAAGATCATATAGATTATATTTCACAGCAGGAATAGGATATAAAGCCAAAGGTAATATAGTTAAATTATCAACTGGTGTATCATTTAAAATCGTTCTAAGAAGTCCGTTGACCTTTACCTTAGCTGATGCCTTTTTCTTTCCATATCCTGTCTTATAATCAACATTTAAACCACAATAAGTCATAATATTTATATTGTTATGTAATTTTAAGTTTGGTGGAATTTTATAATATAAATGTGCTCCACGAGTAGTCTTTATTGCTCTAGTTGGATACTTATTAAGTATATCCCTCCACAAATCACCAATATGGTCAAAATCAACTACCACAACATCTTCTGGAACTAAGAACGCAGCATCAGATATTTTAGAAATATCATAAACAAATTCATCAAATGATACCTTGGGTTTGCTTGTTCCTGGTTCTAATTCTATGTATTTTGCTCGAATAGTTCCCATGATACCACCTTTCTATCTGTAAATTTGTTTTTCTCCACCAATTTTCTATAGTAGTCTAAATCTAAAATACTTTTATCTAGTTTCTCAATTTCTTCATTGTGAATATAAATTCTATCAGCAGAATTTGGAATTTTAGTGTATTTTTTAGATTCATTTTCAATTTTGATTTTATGTATTGGTCCATATTCTTTTTTCCAAGTTGCAAATATTCTGTTGACCTTTTGTAGTTCAATAGCTTCACCATTTACTACTGTTTCTACATGATGAAAGGTTCCACCCATTTTAGCTACTTGTTGAAAAGGCATTAAGTTATTTTCTTTTATTAAAGATAATATAAACTTATCAACAGAAATATCATCCATATAGTAAGCTTTTAAAGCCATGTCTATAATTGTGAGATTATTCTTTTCAAAATTTCCGCCATCATGATTTTGAAATATTCCTTTTCCTTTCAATTTGTAACCATCTTTAGTTTTTACTTTTAAGATGTAATTATTAACATCTCTTTGAGCTATTTTTATAGCATAATCGTAGTCCAAACTTAAACTATAATTTTTTTCCCATTCTTTACATAACTCTATAATTTTTGGTAAATCATCTTCTTCATATGCCACCAATATTCCATCAGTGTTGCTTTGTATTACTCTTGTATAATCTTTTAAACTAACTATTAAATCTGTTAATAATAACTGCCCATTTATACAAATGTTATTTGATTGAACTGGATCATATAAACTATTAAATTCACTCTTTAAAGCACCAAATGTTCCATTTAAAAGTATTTTATATATTCCTTGTTTTGGGTCTTTATTTTTCTTATATTCCATTCTTGTATCATATAGTTTTTTATATAGTTCAGGATGCTCAGAAGCTCTAGACATAAAGTTAAAATTAATAATCATACTAGGATAATAACTTCCAACATCAACCATCAACATATTACCTTCATAGAAAAAATTAGGTCTTGCTGCGTGTAACCCACCAAAAGCATAAGTGTGATCCACTCCACATAAATTAAATACTAAGCTTTCTTTTTCTAACTCTTTGAAATCTTCTCCAACTTGAAATCTTTTCTGAATATCATCATAAAAATCTAAAATTGGCTGAGGAATATTCTCTTTTCTTAATTTATCTGTAATTGTGAATAATAATCTATCTTTGTTTAATCTTGCTTGTGTTGGTAATTTAGATTTGTTACACTGTAAAACTTTTGCAGCAAGGTTAGCTCTTGTTTTCTTTGTATCTAATCTATCTAAGTTAAATTCTTTGCAAATATCTATCTTAGATTCAAAGTAGTCTTTTCTATACTCAAATACTTTTTTTGTTGTTTCAACATCATGTCTACAATACTTTATTACTTCCATAAATTCATCAGATGTTAAAGGTCTATCTAAATTAAAAGATACTGGAGTTTCAATTATATTCATACCCATATTACTTTCAATTTCTTTTAGACTAACTCCAGGTGGAAGCTCTTGTTTAGTATCTAATGTTGGTAACTGATTAGCTATTTTTTTATAAAAGCTTGTATTCTCACCATTAATAATAGATTGGGATAGTTTATATACTTCTCCTGGTGTCATATTCCTTGATACTATTCCTGCAAGTATTAAATCATCATAATTATGATTATTGAATCCTATTAAGCAATTTATATTATTCATTGTCTTTTTTAATAATTCAGGATTATTGTGTATTATTATTTCTTCATCTTGAGTAGTGATTATAACAACCAACCAATCACACATAAAAACTTCAAAGTCATAAAATCCAACTATATCTCTTCTCATTTATTTACCCTCCTTTCATAGAATAGTTAGGGAGAGTTTAACTCTCCCTTTTATTTTTCCTATTAATTCTACTATTCTTGGAAAATAAACTTGAAGTTTTGGAATTCTTTTTTAGTTGTTAATTCTATAACTACATCTTTTCCAATTAGCTCATCATTTAATCTTTGTGCTAAAGCTACTTCATTAGCAAAATCCATAGATGTTAATGCTTCTCCTGTTAGATTTAATATAATATTTATAAATTTTTTTAGGTTCATAGCTGCCATTTTTCCACTAAAGTATACATTTGCAAAATACTTTTTATTTTCATTTATTAGATTTACTGTAAATGAAAACCATTGAGTACCTTTTTCATTTTCCTTGTATTCAAGTCCTTCTATAACTCCTTCATAAACTCCATCGGCTACAGAAAAATCTGTTTCCTTATCTCCTGCTTTCCAATCTTGTGCCTCTAATTCTGCCATGATATCTGCTATACTCATTATTTGTTACCTCCATCTTTATTTATATTATTTGTGTTATCTGTTGTTTTACTTACATTTTCATTTTTTGTTGATGATACTTGTTTAATTGTTGGTTTTATCTCAAAAACACCTTTAACTGTTTTTAAGATTCCAAGAATCTTTTTGTCTTTTATATCTTCTTCTTTGTATGCTTCTCTTTTGTTAGTGCATATTCTAATGTAATTGCTTCCAATTTTTTTAGTTTGTATAGAGAAATCACATCTACCCATACAAGCATTTAATGGTTTTTGTCCTAAACTAGGAGCTTGATACATTGTTTGCCCATTATTTTCAGATTTTTCTATTGAATGAGATATAAATATTACATTCATATTCATTTGAGTTAATTCAATCATTAGCTTCTTCCATACTGCATTGAATTTAGCATAACCTTTCCCAAATGGAATATCGGCTAATGATTCAACTTTTGCTGCTTCACATATATGAATTGTTAACATAGTTTCAATATCATCTATCAAATCTATAATTACAGTCTTATATGTGTGTTTTTCATTTTTCAATGCTTCAATAACTTCTGCAAATTCTGCAAAGTTTTTAATTGCAATAGATGGAGTATTAACTTTTGTTGCATTCCCATCAGTATTAATTATTAATGGGTTATCAAATTCTCTTGCTAAGTAAGTTTTTCCTGACATTGACTCACCCCATATTAAGAAGCTTTTTGGTGTAATATCTGCTATTTTTGGTTCGTTTACTGGTAATTTAATCATCTTATCCTCCTTATAATCCTAGTGCAGCAAGTGCTGACTTTTTACTATTATCAATATTTTTATTACTTGTTATTTCTTCCTTAATTTCTTCCACTATGTTTTTATCTGCTCTAACTATTATTTTTACATAACCTTTTTTGTTACTAACTTTTGTATATTTATCATAAATTTCTGGTAGTTCTTCTTTTAATTTTTTAGAATCGATAGCTTTACTTGTTGTAGGATTTACTTTCGTAATCATAAGAGCATCTGTAACTATTGTTTTAACTCCTACTTTTTCCATTAATCCATATAATATTTCCCTTTGAGTTTTAGCTTCTTTTTCCATTTCATCAAGTTTAGCTAATTCTTTTTCAAGTAAAGATAATTTATTAATTGTGTTATTGTATTCTGTTAAGCTATCTCCAAAGTAAAACTCTTGTTCTGACATATTTGGATTTTCTCTTAACTTTTGAACTTGATCCCAAAATTTATCAGCTTTTTTTAATATCTCTGCAATTAAATTATTATCTCTTTTTATTTCCATCACAGATATTCTTTGAGGATCAAACTCTTGATTGAAGTAATCATCTGTATTTTGAGTTTCATAATTTAATCCACTCCAGAAGTTCTCTGGTCTTTTATATTGAACTAGGTAACCTTTCTCAACATCAAATTGATACATATATAACTGCATTTGTAATATATAATCATATACATCTTCATATGTTGTTTTATCTCCTGCATTGGTTTTAATTTCTAGTAATAATCCTGCTTCTTTATCTAATCCATCACAATTACTTCTTAATCTTAAATCTTCATTAATATTTGTGTTTTCCTTAAATTTAAGTTCATAGATACTGTTGATATAATCTCTTATTTGTGGCTCTAATAATTGACCATATCTAGTATATTCATTACCTTTAAAAACTGCTGGAATTACACCTGCTTTTTCTCTAGCTAATGTAAAGCAATCTTTAAAAGGACTTACATTAAATAATGCTGGTAAATCACTCCCGCCAAGATACTTATTTCTATTCTCTGTCACATTCTCTCCTGGAGTATGTGATATTAATTTTTCTTGTTCCATTCATATCCTCCTAAATCTTCTAAACTTAATAACTTATCTACAAAGTCTTTTTTGTTATCTAACTTTGTATAAACATTTTCTTCTATTGTCTCTAGTCCAATGTACTTATAAACTGTTACTTTGTTTTTTTGACCTATCCTATAAGCTCTACCAATGGCTTGCTCATAGTCTTGATAACTCCAAGTGGGACTAAAAAATATTACTTCTGAATTATATTGAAGCTCTATACCTGCTCCTCCTGCTTGAATCTGCACAAGAGTAGTTTTGTTTTTTAGATTTTTAAAATCTTCAAACTTTGGTATTTTACTTAGTGAGCCACTCACTTCATAATCTACTTTTATTAATTTCTTTATAGCTTCAGCTTCTTTTTTAAAGTTATAGAATATTAAGATATTACTATCTGTTGATTCTCTAAACTCTTTTAAATATTCTAGTTTTTCATTAAATCCAGCATATTGTCTAAGCCCCGCTATAAATTTTGGAGAGTTATCATATAATTCATCTCCTAAAACTCTATCTTTTTTTATAGTTATGTATTCTTCTCCAGCATTGAAATACTTTTTTTCAAATACTAGATCTGGTAAATCTATACAGTCATTTTTATTAAGAGCTGCACTACTTATAGCCTTCCAACATTTATCAATATATCCTGTGTTTTTCCAACCAACTATTTCACTAAATCCCATATAGTTTAGTTTCTTTATTGCATTAGCTTTTTCATAACTATATCCACTTTTATATATCCCAAATATAGCCATATAGTTTCCTAAATCCTGATAACCATTTGAGGCTGGTGTCGCACTTAATAAACAATGACCATAACAAACTTTGCATAGTTTTAATGCTAATTTACTTCTTTGAGATTTCTTATAGTTTTTTATGTAATGACATTCATCAAAGATTAAGTATGTCTCCTTATCTCCAATTACATGCTTTAATCTTCCATAACTAAAAACTTCATAATTTATATTTACTCCATAATATTTATTGAAGTTATTAATTTCTCTATCCCAACCACCTTCTTTAACCTTTTGAGCTGGTGCAACTATAACTAATTTTTTATCTTTTGCATATTTAAAATAATGATGTATAGATAAAATAGTCTTTCCTGTCCCTGTTCCAAGTGGATAGATATAGTTTTTTAAACTTTTATCCAACAAATCTTTTTGATATTGGTATAGCATCATAACGATTCACTATCCTTTAATATTTTTAAGAACTCATCTAAACTTCTTGCTACTCCTACCACACCACCATTAACTTTTATCCTTTCCATTTGTATTTGTTGTAACTTAGATATAACTCCACCACTGGGTCTTTTAACTTCTATGGCAACAAACCTTCCATTTATACAGGCTATGATGTCAGGTACTCCAACTTTTTGAAAAGGTCCACCATGTACTTTAAAATACCAATAGTTATGTTGTTCTAACCATTTTTTAATTTGATTTTCTACTTGCTTTTCTAACATATTCCTCCTAAAATTTGCTTAACAATTGTATTAATAATTCAGCTAATCTTATTTTTTCACTTACTTTTGTGCTATTTTTAAAATCTTCCAATAGAGATTCAATCATTTCTTCAATGATTTCTATCTTATCATCAGACTTATTTATTTGTGGAGTTTTAAGAACCACCCAACCTTTATCTGTTTCTTTAATCCAACCATTTTTTCTAAACCTAGCAACACATTTTTTAATAGCTTCATAATCTTCATTCAGATGTTCAGCTATTTGTTGTCTTGTTTTATTGGGGAATTCTCTCATACATTCCAATACTTCCCATCTATTTATCATTATTTTTCACCTTATCTTTTTCTAAATCTTCCAGAATAGCAGTCCAAATTTTATTATCACAACTTTTGAAATTTCTTAAACATACAAAGTCATATTTTCTATGTATTTCTATTGTTTTTAATTCATAGTCAATAGAAATTCTGTACTCTCCTACGGCTTCATTTAGCTTTAAAGTATAGATATGCTTCAATATTTCGGCATTACCATCTACATCTTTTGAATCTTTAAAATAAACTGTTACTTCTTTGTCATCTATCCAAATTCTGTCTGCCTCTTCTTGCATAACTTCCAAAATTTTGTCTACAAATTTTGCTTTTAACATACCTATCACCTAATCCTCATCCTCATCATCTTCAAAATCATCATCAAATCTTTTCATATACTCGTCAAATTTGTCCCAAAGAACAAGGTTTAATCCTTTTCCTCTTGCATATCCAACTTCAATTATGCAACCTCTTGAATCTAAAACTTCATCTAATCTTTTTGTGATAATTGCATCACATCTTGAAAGCAAGTCAAGACAATCATTAATTCCTTTTACATAGTCAACTTCGTTATATTGCCAACCAAATGTGTGAATTGGTGATATAAAAGTTACATCCTTGTATTTCTTTTGTTTTTGTCTTATAAAATCTTCAACTATTTTTTTATTTTCTTCTTTCCCACCATAAGGATGAGATACATAAACTGTTAGCATAAAATTTCCTCCTTGATATTTTTTAATATTTGTAGTAAAATCAAGGGTAAGTAGAGTAATACCTACCCTATTTGTTTTGAACATCTGTTTTAGTTTGGTCGCTGTCAACAGATGTTTTTCTTTTTTCTAAACCATATCTTTCTCTCAAATAATTTTCATTCACCTTCCCTTGTATAGTTAAAAAACCTTTTTCTTTAAGTTCAGAATTAAGTGTTCTAATAGCTTTATATGCCATTGCTTGGCTACAACCTAATAATTCAATTACTCTATTTACATCTGCAAACTCTAACATAATCATCACATCCAGCTTTCTAATAATAGAAATGGAAAGTTAAGTTTATTTTTTAATCTTTTCCAAAAAGTAGTTTCCATATAATCTACTTCAAAATTTCTTATTTTTTTACCTTTGTTGGCAATTATTACCGCTTGATTATAGTCTTGTGTTAGATGCTCACCATTAACCAAGTAAGTATCCCCCCATATTTTCTTTATATCTAGCATTTTCTCCCTCCTTATTTTTTAATTAATTCACATACCCAAGACTTTTTACATCCCCATTAACAATTTCTATAAATTGAGTGCCTTGCTTTTTACAGATTTCATAGATTTCTTTGTAGTGTATTTCATTTTCCATAGAACTTGTTATTACTCTTGTAAACATATCTTCTAGCTGTCTTATTATCATCAATATCCCAAAGTCAACTTTATCTCTTGAATTTGCCTTTATTCCTACAAGTGAATTTACTAACTTGCTATAAGTCATATATAACTTTTCTGAATGTTCACTCCCTTGCCTTTTTGCATATTCTATTAACTCTTGAATGGCATCTGTTTCTTCTCTTCTTACTAACTTTCCCTGTTGTCTTGTTAGCAACCATTCACTTTTTGCTTTATCTATTATTGCTTGTTCTAAAACTTCTATATAAGCTATAATAGCTCTTCTAACATATTTGCTTTCTCTCAACAAGACCTGCTTAGCTTGATTAAGAGTTAAGATAAAATATGGATTTTCTTTCTCTGCCCCATTTCCAATTTTAGTAGAGTAGAACAAGCAGGAAATTTTTCCGTCTTGTATTTCTTCTGAAAATTCATCTCTTATTATTTTTAATAAATCATAATGTTCTAATTTTGCAAATTTACCTCTTTTAGCTTCAGCTTTTGTTAAAGTTCCATTCTTTTGCTTTTCTTTATACTCTTCTTTTCTAAATAGATTTACTTGCTCCAATAGTTCCAAACTTGTTATTTGATTTTTTAATTTTAATTCTGCCATTCAATCACTCCTTTCTTTATGATATTAATTTTCTAGGCTTCTTTAAGTCCAAGAAATTTAACCATTTTCTTCTTAGTATCGCCTCCATTTCTGTTTCCTCTAATAATGTCAGAGCAGTAAGCAGGTTTTATTCCAAGCAGTCTTGCTAAATCTGCTTGTGTCATTCCTTTTTCTCTTAATACCCTTTTTACTTCCATTTCAAAATCTAATCTTGCCATATTTACCTCCTTTTATAATTTAATCGTAGAATTTTATTGACTTTTCATAGAGTTTGTGCTAATATATACGCATAATAAAAACAACATATCTAAAAATGCTTATCAGGACATTAATTATGATGTTTTATAAAATTATAGCGTATATATTTGCTTACACTCTAATTATATTAGATTGTATTCTAAATGTCAAGAAAAATTTTTTAAATTTTTTAATACGCTTAAATCACTCAAAATAGGAGGTTTTAAGATGAATATGCTAGAAATTATTCAAAAACTTTGCCAAGAAAAAGGAATAAGCATAGCAGAAGTAGAGAGAAGAGCAAATTTAGGAAATGGATCTATTAGAAGATGGGGTGCTGCTTATCCTTCGATAGATAAAGTAGCAAGAGTTGCTGTTATTCTGAATACGACTATTGAGTATTTATACACTGGTGAAATTAAAAATATTCCTAATGCGGCAGCTAGAAAAATGGGGGCGTTAGATGATTCTGAAGTAAAAGCAGTAAATGATTTAATTGATTTTTATTTATCAAAAAAGAGATAAGGAGGGACTTAATTGTTTAAATATCCTGATGCATACAGACTGGCATCTGAGTTCTTAGAAAATTTAGATGTAAAACATTATTGGAGGGATCCAGAAAAATTATTTAAGGCTATGGGCTGGGAACTTATTCCCTATGGAGTTTTTGATTATCCTGAATTATCAGCTGATGCTTATAGCTCATATAAGTATGGAAAATTTTTTATCCTTTATTTTGAAGGGCAAGTAAAAACCAGAACTAATTACAATTTCCACCATGAAGCAGGTCATATTATTGCGGGGCATCCTATTCTTTATGGAGATAGTTTATGTAAAAGTTCTGTAGATACTGAAAAAAGATATCTGGAAGTTGAAGCTACTGTAATTGGGAGAAATGTATTTTTAAATGCTTATATTATAAATTATATTTTGGAGCAAAATAAAGATATAGAGAAAGTAAAAAGTTACTTTTGTGAGAAATATACATTAAGCAAAGAGTATATAGAGGCTAGATTTGGGCTGTTGAATATAGATTTAAAAAGTATGGAATACCCTGAATGGGTGGAGAATGAAGCTAAAGTAGAATATGCTAGATTCTCTATATGGTGTCTTAAAAAATTTCCAACTTTTTCATTTATTGAAAAATACATTAATAAGTATAAATATACTCCTACGAGATTATTTGGAAGGCACTCTCTTAAAATTCCTTTAAAAAAATTTTATTTTGAACATACAGGACAATTTAATTATGCTGATGTATATGGTAATTATGGTATTAATGAAATTGAATATGAGTATACTGGGGTATGTGAAGATCTAGAATCCTATGGCGACTATTTCAAAAATAAAAAAGCAATAATTAAAGTGTATGAATATCCTGAGGGCGAGGTAAATCAGGTAACAGATATAGAATTGATAGATAAATAGTTAGTTAGAGGAGGTTTAACAATGTTTGATAAAACTTTAAATAATTTAAAATATTCTTCAAAAGAAGAATTAAATAAAAAATTAAATGAAGGAGATACAATCGAAGAACTTGACTTTATCGCAGATATTGGCGAAATACTTAAATATTCAAAAGAAGATATAGAAGAAGCTTATAAAATTGTGGTAAGTAAAAACCAAATGATAATGGTTATGTCCGTTTTTTATGATCAAAATAAAGTTGAGCCGTTTATTGTGAATGGGTGTAATGTAAATTATTCGTCTAAAAATTTAGATGATTTTTCATTTGAAGTTTGGGTTGCTTTAAAAGAAAACTTGAATATAGAAAGTATAAAACTTTTTGTGAAATGTTTTGTAAAAAGTATTTTTGATAATATGTAATATGTAACAAAAAAGCCTCTCAGTTGTTAGTAGCAACTAAAAGGCTTCCAAGAGTGTGGTGCTCTCTTATACCATCTATTTAGATTATATCACACTCATTCTTGTTATGCAAACGAAAGGAGCGTGATTTTATGCCAGTAAATAAAGAGGAAAACGGAACTTGGACAAGTAGATTTTATGTTACTGACTATAAAGGTGAGAGAAAGCAAAAGAAAAGAAGAGGATTTACAACTAAGAGAGAAGCTCAAGAGTTTGAAAGAGAATTCTTAGCAAAATCTAATCTTAATTTAGATATGAGTTTTCAGTCTTTGTATGATCTATATATGGAAGATATGAAGCATAGATTAAAGCAACATACTTTTATAAGTAAAGAATATATAATCAATTTAAAAATTTTACCTTTTTTTAAAAAATTAAGCATTGATAAAATCAGTCCAGTAGTAATAAGAAAGTGGCAAAATGAACTTATTAATTCTAAAAATCCTAAGACTAATAAAAAGTATGCACCTACTTATATAAAAACTATTAATAATCAGCTATCAGCTATGATGAACTATGCAGTTAAATTTTATGGACTGAAAGAAAATCCATGCCATAAAGCAGGGGGTATAGGTAAGAAAAATGCTGATGAAATGAAAATTTGGGAGCCACCTGAATTTGAAAAATTCATTAATCTTCTTGTACATAAGCCCGTATCTTATACGGGTTTTCAAATATTATTTAATTGTGGGTTGAGAATAGGAGAGTTATTAGCTCTAACGGTTAAAGATATCAACTTAAAAAATAAGACTTTAAAGATTGATAAAAGTTATCAAAGACTTAGAAAGAAGGATGTAGTAACTGATCCTAAAACACCTAGAGCTAATAGAGTTATAGATATGTCAGATAAATTAGTCAGTATTGTAGAAGAGTATATGCAAAGACTTTATTGCCCAACAGATGATACTAGGCTTTTTACTACTACTAAATCTACTTTTGAGCATGATATAAAAACTTATTCTGCAAAAGCTGGACTAGAAAAGATAAGACTACAAGATTTAAGACATAGCCATGCAAGTTTTTTAATTAATAATAATGTTAATATACTTGCAGTATCTAAAAGACTAGGTCATGAAAAAGTTGAAACCACTCTCAATATTTATGCCCATCTTTTTAGAGAGTCACATGATTTTATGATATCCGTTTTAAATAAATAAGTGGACTTAAAATGGACTTAAAAATTTTTAAAAAGGGTGTAAAATAAATAAATGTATAAAATTGTAATTAATAAAAATATTGAAATTAATAATAAAAAATAGTGTATAATATTATTAATGGTAGAGTGGGAATAGGGGGAAAAGTTATTTAAAATAAGTAATTACTATACTTTTAAATTTTAATGGACTTAATTTGGACTTAAAATAAAAACAAGTATGTGAAATTAGTGAAAATTTATAACATAAAAAGCAGGAAATTAATCCTGCTTTATTTTTTTTATAATTATACATTCTTTTTCATCATCAAAAACTATTTCAGCTTCTCTATTTTCTTGCGAGAAACCTAATTTATCAGCCCATGACTTTGGAATACTTATCCTGGTTGATAAACTCCCATGTCCATCTTTATTAAATATCATCTTTACTGTTCTAATTTCTTTTCCCATTCCTTCCACCTCTTTAAAGAGGTTATCAAATTTTTTCAAGTAAGTCAACGATTATTTTCTCATCTTCTGAAATAAGATGAGTATATGTTGCTATTGTGAGAGCTGGGTCAGCATGTCCAAGTCTTTTTTGAACTAGTTGAATTGGAACTAAGTTCCTTATCAACATTGTTGCATGACTATGTCTTAATCCATGTGCTGATATTTTTACTCCTAGAAGATTTGCACTTTTTCTTAAAAGTTCTTTAGCAAAAATGGTTGTTCTTGGATTTCCATCATCATAAGAAAATAAAAAATCATCTCTATTTTTACGCTTTAACTCAATAAAATCTTTTAATTTTTGAGCTAAGTTCTTATCAATCTTTATAGTTCTATTAGAGCAGGGAGTTTTGGTTGGTGCTAACTCCCATTTCCCTTTTATGTCGCAGTATAACGATTGATTTACTCTAATTTCATTACTATCAAAATTTATTTTATAAACTTGTAAAGCTTTTGCTTCTGAATGCCTTAAACCAGTTTTAAATAATAATTCTAAAAATAAAATTTTTTCATCTAAGTCTGTATGTCTAGTTTGTACCTTTGCAATTTTTATTAATTGCTTAAATTGATTTTCTGTAATAACGCTAATTGCAAAAGTATTTTTTACTTTTATATATACTATATCTTTGTAGAAGTCTGAATCAATATATTTATTCTTATAAGCATATTCAAGAATATTTTTACATCTAGCATTCCAGTGGGCCACTGTACTTTGTGAAAGTCTTGATAACATTTCTGCTAGATGGTTTTCTATTGTTTCTTTATTAATATCTATTATGTCTAAATCCAATAATTCTCCGCATTGATAAGCAAAAGATTTTTTATGACTAATAGATGTACTTTCTCTAACAGATAATCCCCAGCTTTTAAAATATTCTTCTGTTACTTCTTTGAAAGTCATTTTAATCACGACCTAATTTTTTAAGAATTTCCATTTTTTTACTTTCTAATTTTTGAATTTCTTCTTCTATTTTTATTAGATCTGCTTCTAAATCTGTGTCCTCTTGAACTATTCTTACTCCTTGACATTCTTCTATTTTAGTATAAAGATTTTCTGGAATTTCAACTCTTATTACAGTGTCTTTATAAGCTGAAAGTCTTGGATTTTTTGTTGAGCCACCTCTACTAGGGAAACCTCCAGAAATTACTATTACTCCTTCTTTTAAAGTTACTTCACTATCTCTTGTTTTTCTTGTTATAATAACTAAATCACCTATTTTTAAATCTTGTCTATCCGTATCATCATATTTATCTACATCAATTTCTACGATTACTTTTCTAGTATAGCCTTCTCCATCGGTACCATATATATCTTTTAGAATTTCTCTTACTAAGTTTTCAACCTTCTCATCAAATACCCAGTGTTCTCCATCCCATTTACCTTGAAGATTTTTAGCTTTCTTTATGAAAGTTGCGTTATAAGCTGTTGTTGTATAAATTTTTCCTTCTCTTTTTTCTAATTTTACCATTCTTATCACTCCTTGTATTTTTTATTTAGAAGTGATATAATTATCTTGCTGAAGGAGTAACTATATCACTTCTTAAATTGGATTTGCTATTTATTTAGTAGATCCTTTTTTAGTTATTTCTTTCACATGTTTCTACAAAACTTTCTGCTTCTTTTAAAGTATTAAACCTTTGAGCTATTCCCATATTTTGAGGATACATCAATTTATATTTTGCTTTATCTCCTGCATAAAGTGCATAGTTGATTAACACATATCCTTTCTTGTTTGCTTTTTCTTGAACACTTAAAAATCTTTTCATTTTCTTTCCTCCTGATCTTTATTTACCGTTACGGTATTTCTATACAAGTATAATATCATATTACCGTTACGGTGTCAACACTTTTTTTAAATTTTTTTACACTGCTTCAACCCACTATAAATTCGCGAGTTTAGTGATGTTAAAAAAGAATTTTTCCAAAATAATTTAAAAATTTACAAATAAAAAAAGAGGGGCAGGACAAAATCCTACCCCATTACTTTATGAATTTTTTAATCTCCTCCACATCTTTTTTTAATTCTGTCTGGTCCTTTTGCATTGCTTCCAACTGGTCTACTATCTTCTGCATAGTAGTTCTATAAATTTCAAATGTTCTACTATCTTTCCATAGAAAATACAGTAAAATAGCCCCTACTACACCATATTCTAGTAAAGTTTTTTCCATAATATCACCTAATCCCTAACACTTTATTCCAGTATGCATAATACTCTTTTGCCTCTTTGGTCCTATCAATTATAGCTCTATCCTTATATCCCTCATTTTGCAATTTAGGTTTCCAGGATGTTGATCCAAAATATTTAACAGCATTATAAAATCTTCTTACAGTTCTACTATCAACACCAGTTTCTTTCATAATATATCGAAATATCTTATCTGCTAAGGTACGATTAATTCCAGTGTTATTATATATTGAGTACAAATAATCGTGCACTACTGCGGCTTTGATATATTTGCCATAAGGATTATATAACCATTGTAAAGAATGAGGTACTGAGGCTCCATCAGTAATGAAACCTCTAAACACCTTAATATCATAACCATTAATAGAGTAGATATAATCTTGGAGTAAAACTGCTTTTTTGTTTGAAATAAATTCTAATTTTAATTTAGTTTTCTCCATCTTCATTACCTTTTATATCTACCTTATATCCATTAGCAAAAATATCAGAAAACTTTTGTAATGTCTTTTCTATAATATCAATCATTCTTTTTCTACTGATAAATTTAATAATTATAATTCTTGCTACCCAAGGTAAACTAGAAGTTCTAAATAGTATAAAATTTACTGC